CTATACATATGTAAATTATTAAATCACTTTGGAACATTGGTTTTCTGGTATACATGCACAATTACAACCTAAATCAGTCTTGTCACCTCCTTCGCATTCTACACCACAATCCAAGCTTGCCGGTCATTTGACAAATGATTCATAACCGCTTTCACAACCTTTTCCTTTATAACATATGATACCTGGAGCTTCTATTGATGATCCTATTGATTATACTGTTGATTGTACTGTTGATGATCCTGTTGTTGATTCTTCTATTGATGATCCTGTTGGTGATCCTGTTGGTGATCCTATTATTGATTCTTCTATTGATGATCCTGTTGGTGATCCTGTTGTTGATTCTTCTATTGATGATCCTGTTGGTGATCCTGTTGGTGATTCATATTTTGGTTTAAAAAAATGTTTAGAATCTATTAAAACGTTGTCAAATATTTTTCTTAAAATGTTATCATGACTAGTGCTTGAAACAGGTGGAGAATTTGGAGTAGTATTGGAAGCTGTGAAATTTTCAATATTATTTTTTACTTTATAACATTTTTTATCTTCAGAAAAAAATAAGTAATATAAAATTAATCCTATTAAAATAATTAATAATAAATTCATTATATATATAATTAAAAAAAATAAAAAAAAATTACTTAAATATGATAAATATTATACTATTTATATGTCATCAATCAATAGTTCTGAAACAGATAGTGACGTTTATAGTAATGAAAGTATAGATAATAGAGAGGGTGTTGAGATAACACCAAAAGATTTTTTTAATGCAAAAGAATTATGTTATTATACTATTGCTGATAAATTTTTCAAAACTAAATGTAACCAATATTATATTGATTTAATGATAGATATTATAAATTCAGAATCAGATATTTCATTAAGAGTTCTTGATTGGTTTGCAGCAAAACATTCAAAAAATAGAGAAAAATTAAATTTCGATTATGGAACAACTGAATTTGATGTTCGAATAAGTTATGATTCACAATTAAGAACATTTAGAAAAAAATATTTTGATCCATTTCGAAGAAAAAAAAAATTCTTTTATTATTATGATAAAAATGATAAAAGTAAAAAAATTCTTACAACTATTGGACAATTAAATTTTTTTAAATGGGCTATTAGGAAAAAAATTTTAGAATTTGTAAAAGATCATTTGAATGATATAAATAAAGAAATGACTGTATCAAATATTAAAGATAAAAAAAATAAAATAAAATTAAAAGAATCCAAAAAAAATCAAAAAGTTAATTCAAAAAAAAATAAAAATATAAAAGTTAATAAAAAAATAGATGATGTTGAAATGATTTTGACATTTACATAAAAAATAATATATATATATAATATGATTCCATTAAGTAAATTCCCATATATATTATTTACAAAAATAAAAAATTATAATCTATTTCTAGAAACTACATGGTGTGTAATATTATCATTAATATTGTTGTTAATTATATTTATATATTTTGGTGATCATAGAAAATTATTACATTAGATTTAATTTTCATTTAAATTACTAATCATTGTTTCTGTATCTTGTTCATTACTATTATTTTCTTCACCGTCTTGATCATCTTCATCATCTTGATCATCTTCATCGTCTTCATATTTAACAATATCATCACTATCTTCGGATGATATACTATTTTGATTAAAACTGGTATCAGAGCTATTTGAAATATCACTATCATAATTAGAACTTTCTGAATTAGAACTTTCTGAATTAGAACTGTCTGACTTATCACTTTCTATATCTACACTTAAAATATTAGTATCATTATTTTCACTAATATTTTCATCATTGTCTGAATCAATAAATGAATATTCATCTAGTTTTTTTCTCTCTTGAATAATTAATTTTTTAGTTATTTGTCTCAATCTAAAATCAGCAAATAATATATTATCATCTTCTTGATATTGTATTCCAATTAATTCAATAATAATATTTACATTATCATCATTGTTAATTTCATCTATTTCATTTTTATTATGATCAAAAATTTTAGTATCATAATCATTATATTTTATTTTTAATTTTATAGAACTTTGTTTATTTTTTTGATTAACTAGACTAATAAAAGTAATATCATTATTATTATTTACAAAATCTTTATATTCATTTTCAAAAACATTAATTACTTTTTGTTCTAATATATCTAATTTATCAAGTTGATCATTATTTAAATTTAAAGTAATAATATTATCTTTTATATCAGTAATTTTTAGATTATTTATTTGTAGAAATATTTGTGATGTTTCTTGTTCAATTTTATTCCATAAATAAATTAAAAAATATTTTTTTTTATTTTCAATTATATTTTTTTTTCCAATTGGTGATATATTTAAATTGTCTAATTTATCTAGTAAAAACACATTTGTATTATGATTACTCATTATACAAATTATAATAATAAAAAAATAAATATATTAAACGAAATATAATTTTTTATTTCTCAGACTTTTTACTTTTTTTAGTTTTTTTATCTGTTGATTTATTCTTCTTTACAACTACTGTTTCTTTTTGAGTAACTATTTTTTCAGAATCAGAATCATTATCAGAATCATCCGAATCATCCGAATCATCAGAATCATCAGAGTCATCAGAATCATCAGAGTCATCCGAATCATCCGAATCATCTGAATTATCAGAATCATTAGATTCATTCTTATCTTCATTATTATTTGAATTATCAACTTTATCATTATCATTAGATTCTACTTTTTTGGGTACTGATTTTTTTGAATAATTTGCAAAGATTGATTTAGAGAATTGTTCCTGAATACTTTGTTTTTGCATTTCATTACCAGTATCAGATACAGAAATCTGCATACATTTAATAGTCAAACCACATTTTTTCTTGTCTCCTCCTGATGTTCTCATTAACCATAATTTAGAGATCATCAGAGCGAAACTAGCTGTAGATTTGTATCTGAAAAATTGATTCACATCTGTTACAGAATTTACATTTTCCGGTTCTTCATTTTCACCCATGAATACATATGTATTAATACAATTAAGTGGATCTTCTTTAGATTTTTCATAATCTTTATTAAGTCTAATTTTAACTCTTTCGTAAGCATCAAATTGTACTTTATCGTCATCGTCGTCATTATTTTGTCCTTCATACAATTTCACAGAAGGGACATATTCATAATTTTTCAGAGGTTTCTCAGTAGTTTGTCCACCTTTTTTAACAATTTTTGACAGGATTCCACTTTTATTCTGTTCCTTATTAATCTTTTTATCAAGATAATCATCAATTTCTTTTAGCATCTTAAATAATTTTCCACAATTCGGTTGTGTAGGATCATGTGCAAGCCAAAAGTATTCTCTATCCGAATCATCCTTTCTCCATTTACCATCAATGTTTGGAATACCTCCTTTATTAATCTTAATTTCTTCTGTTTTGATTGTAACTATACCACCATCTCTAATAACTTTATTATCTTTACTTACAGGACCAGTAAATTGGTATCTAGGGTATGCATTAAGTTGAGTACTTTCTTCATTATCCCAAATAGCCTTAAGTCCAAAACGTTTAATATCAAAATCTTCCTTATCTACTTCAATTAATTCCCTTTTAGTTTCATCGTTTGTTGAGTTAGTCTGAGCCATAAAAAATATGTTACTATATATATGTGGTTATTTCTTTAAAAGTTTTTTTTTCAATTTTTTTATAAAAAATTGATATAAAATTATTTAATGGCAAAGTACTATTTAGTGTATTATACAATTATGGAATTAATGTCAGATAATTTTGAAGATGATTTTATTGATTTTGATAATTTAGATATTAAATCTGAAAAGAATTATCCAAAGTCGATTACTTATGAAGTAGATTTTGATCATACAACAACAAGTATTTACAAAAATTACAGAGAATTAAAAATAGATCCTATTAGTGGAGAAAATATAGATGATTTAAATAGTTTCAAAGTTCCATACATGTGGGATTCAATAACAGGTGAGAAATTGGATAAAAAAGATCCATTTGGAAGTTTATATTTTAATCCAATATTTTTATTAAAATATTTTTATAATAAAAGATTAAATTATTTATGGAATGACGAATTGGATGAAGGTAATAATGGTGGTTTTTTTGAAGGATATTATGATATTGGTATTGGTTCTGGAGAAAATTTCGATGTTGTATCTAGAGGTAGTTTCCCTGAATATTATTTATGGAGATTACCAGTTATTGATTGTTATTTACAAAAAGATCATAAAAAAAGTATACCAACTAAAGGACCTAAATTGAGTAAAAAAGAAATTGAAGAAATTTATAAATTATGTTTAAAAATGGATAAAAAAAATTGGATCACAGAATTTAAAACAATCCCTAATTTGGTAATTATTTATGAATTATACCATTTAGCTATATCTAAAATACCTTTAGAAGAATTTTCATTAGATTTTATAAAAAAAAATATTGATTTGTCTGAAGATGATACCAATGAAAATATAAATAAAAAAGCAGTTGAAAAATTAAAATTATTATAAAAATATTTTTAATATAATATAAAGAAATTTATTTAAAAATTATTAATTAAAAATCTGGAATAAATAAATCGGTTTTACCCTTTTTATTTGATATTATATCTGATGCTATACCGTCAGTTAATATTTCAACATTATCTTTTACATTACTATCATCATATTCCATATTTTCTATCATATTTGTATCTAATTTAATAGTAGGATAACCAGTACCTCCTTTAATAACTAGACCAGCCATTATTCTAGAAGAAACACCTTCCATATTATCTGTTTCATGGAAAACAGCAGCATTCAAAAATTGATCAACTGATTTTTCGAAAGATGCTTTTACAAGAGGTTCAATATCTGTTTTGTATAACCCATGTCTATCAATAGACATTAAATAACCATCGCTAGTCATTAGATCAACAATTAATGATAAATGTTGATAGTTAACTCCATGGCCTTGACTATCATATGCAATTTGTAATTCATGTAATAAAACATTCCTTGTAATTTCTATACCAAATATTTTATATACTTCATTAATATCATTTGCAATAGTTCTATCTAGATCAATTCCATATAAATATCTAATATCTTCTAAATTAACACCAGATGTATATATTATATTTTCTTCTTTAATAACTAATCCACCATCATCATCTATAGTTGTAATTCTATCAGTTCCTACTGAATTAATATCTGCAATATCATTAATTCCTTTTAATCTAAAGTTATCTATTAGTTCATCAATGAAATAATTAAGAGTTTCTGAATTGAATGGATCTGTTTCTGAATTAATATCTTTAATATTAAATCTTATATGTATAACTGGTACTTCATCATTATCAGAATTACTAAGAATTGAAATAGACATTATTTTTTGAATAACTCTTTTATGTTCTTTCTTCATATTTTTACTATCTATTGATTTCTCTTCCCACCAATTAGAAAATTTACTTTTAATTTCTAATAAAGTTACTTCTTTTTCAATCATTTTTTCTTTTAATAATTCAATTCGAATCAACCAAGGTAAATTATTTATTGAATTTGTATCATCGATTTTATTAACTTTTTTTGTATAAAATGAAAATTCAATATTATCTTTTTTCATAAAACTATCTTTGCTATTTGGAGTATTATCATAGTATACATCAAGTCTATTTCTAATATCTTTAATTTTAGTATCTTTAATATGAGAAGCTATTTTATTAGCAATATCATTGTTAAATTTATTTTCTCCACTTAAATATATTTTCATTTGAGGTGTTTTTATATTTTTAGAAACACTTAATAGTTCTTTAATTCTGGGTACACCTACTGTAGTATGAGACATTGTACCAATACCTGAATGGTGAAAGGTATTTAGTGTCATTTGTGTTAGAGGTTCACCCATTGCTTGAGCACTAATAACACCTACCATTTCTCCAGGTTCAATAATATTATTATTGTAGTCATTATAAATACTATTAATAAAATTGTCAAATACCTTTTTACTAAATTTGTATTTAAATATAACTTTCTTAGGAGATAATACATCATATAAAATAATATTTAATATTTTTTTACTAATCAATTCATCTTTTGTTTTCAATGAATTATCTTTCGGATGCTTACAAATTAGTAATACATTATTTTTTACTTTATTTATACTTTCTAAAATATATTCAGGATCATCTAATACCTTTTTATTTTTTTCTTTAATGTTTAAACTATTAGAAATTAATCTATTAAAGTTAACTGGGAACATTAATTCTTGTATTATAGTTCTATAATCCATACTTGCATGTAATAAAATTTCTCTAATTTCATCTCTTATGTCAATTAAGTATTTGTATAATTTATTATTTTTATCTTGAGAGTATTTAACAGAATTTAATTCATTTTTAGAAAATATTAAATTTTCCTTAATATCACTATTACTATAACTAATTAATTTAACTTTATAATTATATTGTTTAGTCGAGTCTGCACCACTATCTCCGTAAATAATTTGAACAATTTTATTGTTAGATAATCTAATTGTTCCATCATATTTAACCATTATGTCTTCTAATGATTTTACTAATTTTCTTTGTGCATATCCTGTTTCTGCAGTTTTAACAGTTGAATCTATCAAACCTTCTCTACCTGCCATAGAGTGATAAACATATTCTGGGTATTCCAAACCATCTTGATAAGGATTAATAATTAAACCTCTCGATGAAATTCTATCATCATTTTCATGGAAATAAGCCAAAGTTCTTTTGTTATATTTTTTTTGTATTAATCCTCCTTCTGATGCCTGTAATCCAACACATCCAATCATTTGTCCCATATTTTGTGCTTTACCTTTTGAACCTGAATCCATCATAATTTTAAATTTATTTGAATTGGGAAGATTATCATACACTAATTTACTAATATTTTCTCTAACAATATTCATTTTAGAAAATAAAGTACTTTCGTAAATATCATCATCTATCATATTTGGATATTTTTCTTTATTTGAAATTTCAATTTCAATATTGTTAATTGTCGTGCCAATATAACTTTTAATTTCTTTTTTTATTTTTTTTTCAATATAAATATCTTCAATTCCTACTGAAAATCCATTCCATAAATTAAAGTTATTAATAATCCATTGAGTATCATTTAAAAAATTTTTAGTTTTATTTGATCCATATTCATCCCAAATTAATTGAACAATTGTATTTTTATTACCAGCTCCTAATTGTTTTTTATTTAATTTCCCTTCTTTTAGTAAACCATTTTGAATAGTAATTGTATCATTATACATATTAATATTTTCAGGTATAATATTAGAATAAATCTCTTTTCCTGAATAAAATTTCTTTTTATTTTTAAATATTTTAAAAGTTTTTTGATTCGTACAAGCTAAAATATTCATTGCATTTCTGTAATCAATTTTCATCGAGTCATCAGTCATATTATATACTCCCAATAATCCATCTTGTACAACACCAATACTTGTTTTTGATGAAGATGGGGAAATAATTTGTAATCTAACATCAGCTATTTCTTCTAATTCAACCTGTGTTTGAATACTTTGTGGTAAAAATATATTCATTTCATCACCATCAAAATCTGCATTATAAGGTGTAGTTACACCAACAGATAATCTATAGGTCAAATATGTATCATTATTGATAACTCTAATTCTGTGTCCCATCATAGATTGTTTATGTAAAGTAGGCTGTCTATTTAATAAAACAATATCACCATCTACAATATGTCTTTCAACAATATCTCCTATATTTAATTCAATTACTTCTTTTCTATAACGTAAATCTATAGGAAATATTCGTTGTTCTCTTGAAATATTTCCTATTTGAAATACAAAATTAGCACCAGGATAATTATCTCTACCCCTTCTGACTAATTCTTGTAATTTATCTTTATTAGCTTTTGTAACTATTTCAGGGAATGTTAAAACTGTAGCAACTTTTAAAGGAACACCTACTTCATTAATACCAATTGTTGGATCTGATGTAATAACAGTTCTTGCGGAGAAATCCCCACGTTTACCCATTAAATTATTTCTAATCCGTCCTTCTTTAGATTTTAATCTTGGAGCAAGAGCTTTAAAAGTTTTTTTCTGATCAAGTAACTTTTGACTAATAGAATCTGGATCATAATATGTTGCAACATGATATTGCAACAGTTGAAGATGATCTTTATTATATTTTAAATTAATATCATTATTACTATTTTTTTGTTTATAGATTCTTAAATTAGCTTTTAATATATCTGCAAGTTTATGAGTTAAATCATCTTCCATAGTTGTACCTCCCATAAAGTCACCCTTAACAGACGGTCTTACTTGAACAGGTGGTACAGGAAATATTTTATGAATCATCATTTCTGGTCTTGAAGATTGTGGATATAATCCTATTGCTTCACAGTCTTGATTACTAATATTTCTTAAAATACTATAAACAATTTCAGGACTTAATACAACTTGTATTTTTTTTTTATTATTTAAACTTTCTTTTGAATCAATGAATACTTCTGAAATAATTTTAACAGATGCATTACTTTTTTGTATAATCTTTTTAATTTTTGATACAGGAGCACCACATCCATGTTTTCCTTTTCTACAAAATTGAACATTTTTTATTAAAGTTCTTATTTTATTAAGTCTTTCTTTTCCTTTATTATATTTTAAAATATTTTTAACAGCAGGTTCATTAATATCAATTAATAATTTAGAACAATTCAAGCAAATAACATCTAAAATTTTTTTAATATGATCTAAATATCCCATATGAAATATATAATCAACTAATTTAATATGCCCAAAATGACCAGGACAATATTCAGTATTTAATTGACAGGTAGCACAGTAATTATTATTATCTGTAGTACCTAATCTAGGATCAATTAAACCACCTTTTTTAGCTTCCAAGTTTTCATACAAATCTGGAACATCTATCCCATTTGGATTTTTTATTACTGACATATTATTTATTTCATCACTTCCTAAAATATCCCATTCAATTCTTTTGATTTCATTATATACACCAGGAACATCATTTGCATCAACCATTATATATTATATTATAATAACTTTTTAAATAAAAAATAAATTTATCAATTTTTATATAAAAAAATTGATTTATTTATACAATATTTTTTTATACTTTAAGATTTAATAATAAATTATAATATATGAATAAATTACCTTGGGTTGAAAAATATAGACCACAGTGTATAAATGATATTCTAAATCATTCACATATAAAAAATACATTTATTAAATATTTAGAATATAAAACATTTCCTCATTTATTATTTTATGGTCCATCTGGAACAGGAAAAACATCAACTATTAAAGCATTTGCAAAACAATTTTATGAAAATGAATATAATTTAATGGTTTTAGAAATAAATGCATCTGAAGAAAGAGGAATAGAAATAGTAAGATCAAAAATAAAAGATTTTGTAATAACCACTTCTAATTTTTTTGATAATAAAAATTATACTTTTAAATTAGTAATTTTAGATGAAGCAGATGCTATGACAACTGAAGCACAGGCAATGTTAAGAAGAGTAATTGAAGTATATACAAATAATGCAAGATTCTGTTTAATATGTAATTATAAATCCAAAATTATAGATGCTTTACAATCTAGATGTACTATATTTAAATTTCCATCAATAAGTAAAGAAAATATTTCTTTGAAATTACAAAATATTGCTGAAATGAATAATATAACTATTACTAACAAAAGTATTGATTTGCTTTATAAAATGTCAAAAGGAGATATGAGAAAATTATTAAATATATTTCAATCTTTGTATATGATAAATAATAATATAAATAAAAAATTTATTACTTATTCAATGGGATATCCAAATAGTGAAAATATTAATCACATAATAAAAATATTAAAAGGATCTAAATTATATCATAATATAAGTTTATTTTCAAAATATATTGATAAATATGGATTTTCATTATCAAATATTATTATAGAATTGACACATTACATTTATAAAAATATAATTAATAATAAAATATCATTTGAAAAAAGTAAATTTTTGGTAAAAGAATTGCACAAAATTGAATTAAATTTATGTAATTCACCAAATGTAAAAATTCAAATATATTCAATAGTATCAATATTTTATTTAGTATATAATTAAATAAAAAAATGTTAAAAAAAAATTGATAAATAAACTAAATATTGTTTAAAGATTAAAATTATAATTCATATTAATTATTTTGATGGATACTAATTTATTTTCAGCTTTAAATGATATAGATAATAATGACCAAGAAGATATAAATAATAAGAATGCAAATCCACCAATAAAGTCAATATATAAATCTCCACATAACGAATGGAATTGTATAAAGAAAAAAAATAAAAAATTTAATAAAAATAAACCTAATATAAAAAATTCTAATAAAGAAATGTATGATGAAAATTCTAATTCTGAAGAAATAGGAAATAATAAAGAATTAAATAATAAATGGAATGTATGGGTTCATGAAAATAGTACTAATGATTGGACATTAGATTCATATGATAATATTTATACAATTGATACTATAGGAAAATTTTGGAGATATTTTAATAATTTTCACTTGTTAGATAAAATTAATAATCAATATTTCATTATGAGAGATTTTATAACTCCTATATGGGAAGATATAAATAATAGAGAAGGAGGGATATGTTCTATTAAAATAGATTACTATACAAAAATTAATAGAAATGAAATAGGATCTGAAATTATGATTACATTATGTACATTAATTATGAATGAAACATTTATTCAAAATTCAACTTGTATTAATGGAATTTCATATTCAATTAAAAATAAAAGTATATATATAAAATTGTGGATAAGTAATTTATATAAAGATAATATTATAGATAAATTACCAATTAATTTATTAAATATTTTTGATAATATTATAAAAAAAGAAGACTATACTCGTAAATATATTAATAATCGAGTAAGTATAAGATTTAATAAAATTATTCCTGAATTTTCAGATTAATTTTTTTTATTTATTTTTAATCTTTCATTTTAATTTCAGTTCTCTCATAATGAATATCATTATTAGGATTATAATTAGAATTTCTATTTAAATTTTTTTCAGTAATTGGTGATAAACCAACAATCATTTGTCCCATACTTGCAATACTGTATTTTATAAACATTGGGTATTCGTCTTTTAAAAATATTTGTATTTCTGAACAAATATTATTACATTTATTAAACATTGTTAAGTATTTCAACTCGTATACATTTTTAACAATTATTAATTTTTTATTTTTCAAACATTTAATTTTAACACCCATTGCTCCACCGCCATTTTCATAACATCTACTAATTCTAGACGAATCACCAACACATGAGAAAATTATTTTTTTTTCTGTACAAGTAATTTCAATAAATTCACAATTAACACTTTGCATGTTTCTACAAATCTTATGAAATTCATTACAATCCATTGTTACAATTAATGTAAATTTAGAAGGAGGTAGTTCCCATTTTTTTGCATTCAAATCTAATAATTTAATTTGATAATTAGTTATACATTTAGTTTCAGAAGTAGATACATCTAGATTTAATTGTTGTTTATCATCTTCATCAACATATAATGATAAAATACCTTCTTTATCCATTGTTTTAAATGCTTTATAAATAGGATTTAATTCAACACCAATATCATAATTTGAGTATTTACAATCAAATTTTAAAAATTCTGATGAAAATAATTTTACAAATATTAATAATGTTTGATGATCATCTATATTAAAAATACGTATACCTCCTTCATCATCTTCTGTTTTTTTTATATCTGTTTTTAAATTACTTGATTCATTATCATCATTACTACTATCTTCTAATTTTTTATTATCTTTATTTTTTTCTGGTCTTTTAATCTGAATAACCGTATCATTTAAAACATCTTTAAATATTTCAAATAGATTAGCTAATTCAGCAATATTTTCAGTTTTAATATCGATTATTCTACTCATTTTTATAGTTATTAATAGAATTTATTTTTTAAATAATTTATAATCAATTTTTTAAAAATATATAATAAAAAATATATATAATAATAATATAAATATGGGAAAATATAAATTAATTAATCCAAATATTACTGGAACATTTAATTCAACTGTTTCCGAATCAAATGCGAACAATGCAGCTAAAAAAATATGGGAAAAATTATCAAAAAATATTGTAAACAATGTTCCTCATTTAATGTTTACAATCAAAAATGAATCAAGTAATCAACTTTACCATTACAGTGTAAAAGAAAAAATGGATTCTAGTAATAATGCAAATATATTAATTGAGAAAGTAGATGTATCATTAAATGCTTCTCAAAAAAAAAAATTTTTAAATCAAATTAAATCTGTTGAAACTACTCAATATGGTGGTGATAAAGAAGATAGAAAACGATATGACGACTCTTCTTCATCTTCATCTGATGATTCTGATTCTGATTATGCATTATTTATGAAATATAAAAAAAGATCTCCAATTTTTAGATATTGGTACACTCCATCTATATATACTATTAATAAACCAAGTTCATTAACTATATTTAATCCAGTATTTAAATACCCAATTAACCCTTATGTAGAATTATTTATTCCTACAACTTTTTAATTTTATTCAATAATTCTTTATAACGTTTGTTAAAATTTTTAATTGAGATTTGTAATTGTTTATAATAAGGAGTATTATACATAATTTTATAAAAATGAGATTTAGAAGAAATATTTTTAAAATTAAATAAAATATTACAATCACTTGAATCGGAAAAATTTACTAAAATATCATTATATATTTTGTCTAAATGTATATCATAATCATATTCTATTTTATTTAATTTACACAAATTTTCATAAACCTTATTAATCTCTTCTTCATATTTTTTCTTCAGTTCCAGTGTATTTAAATCATCAAAACTATCTTCCGGTGATATCATTATAATTTAATAACAATTATAATAATATTTAAGTGTAGGAATTTTCATATAAAAATTTATAAAAACTTGTTTTATTAGGTATATTGTTGATTTTTTTTTTGGAATAACTAAAATTTTTATTACTACAATTTAAAATTGGAATTTCATTATCAATATAACTTAAATAATTTGCAAGTTCTTTATATAAAAAAATACAGTTATGCCTATTTATAAATTCTGGAATAGATATCTCCATATCTAAAAATTTATCACTTGTTCTAGTATTTGAACCATTTTGAATATTTTTTATTTTTTTACAAAAACATGAATTAATATCAATATCATTTTTTTTGTAAATTAAACTTTTTTCAGAATAATCTAAATTAAAATATTTTAAATAATAATCAGAAAAAAGTAATTCTCTATTTATATTTTCATTTGAAAAATAACTATCTTCATTTAACCAGTTAATTAAACATTTTTTCATTAGTAATACTTAAAATAAAATAAATCTTTATTTAAATATTATTTTTTAATAAAAGTCCTTTTTAAGACTGTTTTTTCTTTGACTGGGCGTTTTTTGTCTATTTTTTCTAAAATATTATCAATTAAAGAAATCATTTCTTCATCTTCTTCGACTAATTTTTTTTGTGTTAATTCTTCATAAATACTTTCTTTTACATTTTCGATTTTAATTGCACCTTTGGTAACAGTTTTTTTCTTTATTAATTTACCTTTACCTTTGATATCAATATAATCTTCATCTTCTTTTTCTAAATATCTGATTACATAATCTTCTAAATCTTCTTTACTTTCTTTTAATATTTTTATATTATCTTTATATTCACTAGTTTTTTTTCTTATAATATCATCGGTTTGTAAATATTTAATAACATTTTCTAAAAACTTATTTTGTATTTTTTTATTATTTGATACATTACTGTAATTATCTCTTTCAGAATTTTCATTTAAATCATTTGTTATATTATCATTAAATGAATTTATAACTTCGTTATTAATACTATTTAATTTATCTAATTCACTCATATTACTATTATTATTATAATATATCTTTATATTAATTATTTTTATTATAATATTTATTTATTTAATTGTTTTTATTTCCCAATTTTGAAAATTATTTTTAGATATATCCTCTAATATAATATATAAATTTTGACAATAATAAATTATTTTTGAATTTATTTCCAGAGAATATAGTTTATCATATTTATCAAAATTTGTAATATTTTCTATTTTTTTTATTCTTTCAGGTAAATGTTCTTTACAATCTTTATATTCACTTATAATAACGGATAATTGTTCTAGTTGATTATTTGTAGATTTATCGTCTTTATAGTTAATTCCTTCAAATAAATTATTTGATTTATTATTTTTTTTATTGTAATAATTTATATAAGTATTTAATATTTGTACTATTAAATTATTATCAATTAAATTGTCTTCCATTATTTGTTTTATTTAAGTTTAATATTTATATAAAAATTTTATAAAATATTTATATAAAATAAAAATATATCAAATTTTTTTATTCTTTACATAAACCACGATTATTGGTATCAGGGTCTATTGAACTTTGATTCCATGGACTTACAACAAATCTTGGGTTGGTTTCATCACCTCTGATATCACGGGATCCATTTCTTAAAGAACTAGCAACAGTATTTACACCAATTGGTCTGTAAACATTTATTAAATGTCTATTTTTAACTTTTACATTGTCATGTGTTTCAAACCATTCTTTATTTTCTTCTCTGGGTAATAACTCTTTTGCATTAAAAATATCATCTTTTTGTTTTTTATTAGATGATACATATTGTGCTAAACCATCATTATCACCTACACCAGTAAAATCATTAGCTACTTGACTTGAATTTTTAGAAAAATATTTATCTACTTCAGGAGATAAACTACCTCTTTTACCTTCATTATAGGAAACATGTTTATATTTATCACCTTCTCTATGATTTCTACCATATACTTTTTCATTTATATTGTAGTCGTCCATTGTTACACCATCATTTGAACTTTCACTTGCATCAATACCAGAAATTGTAGATTCGTTGGATTCGTTTGATTGAGTTTCGTTGGATTCGTTGGATTGAGTTTCCATTGATTCATTGGATTGTGTGTCTATAGATTCATTAGAATTATCTTCTAAAGTTTCTTGGTTATCATTATTATCAACTACTAAACTCCCATTATTATTTACAACATTAAAGCCGTCACAACCACTATTTGATGTTAATATCCAAACTGTAATTAAAAAGAATAATCCATAAATTAATACTTTGCTATTATCAGATTCTGTCATTATATAATATTGTTATATAATATTATTTATAAAAAAAATATAAAATTAAAATATAAAAAATAATATATTAGTTTATTATATATTTGATGTCATACATAAAATTATCTAATACAAAAAATGAGAAAAATAATAGTATAGAAAGCATTGGAACAGAATCTTATAATTATCATTCAGAAGGAGGGTTTTTATCAAATTTATTTGGAAATAATGATTCAAATGATCTTGTTTTAAAAGCATTTACATCTGGTAATTTACCAGCTGCTGTTTTTTTATTGAATGAAAATATTCCTATTAATATTAAATCTGAAGATCCAAAGAAAAGAAATATTTTACATTATCTTGTATATTTTTCTGATATTAATCCAATTGTTAATAGTAGATTAAATGAAATAATAAAAAAATGTTCTAGACGTGATCTTAACAAACAGGATGTAAATGGAAATACGCCAATACACGTCGCAGTTAATAAAGGAAATAATGTAATTGCAAAATTATTAGAAGATAATGGAGCTGATAAATCAATTAAAAATAATGATGGAGATTATGTTGTTTCTGACTCACAAGAAACAATTACAAGAACTGTTGTTAAAGAGATACCAGAAGAACATTCTACAGATAAGCCTATATTTTTACAAAAACAAGATTCAAGTGAAATTGATCAAGTTTTACAAAATATAATTAAACAATTTTCTCCAGCTAGTTGTGATAATATTACAACTATTCACCGTTCTTCTTATGATCCTCGTACAGATGAACATGAAATTAATGATCAATTAAAACGCACACATGATGTAGATGAAAAAGACGACGGTGATCAATTTATTAAAGATTTATTTGAAAAATTAAATAAAGGTTCTCAAAAAGGAGGAGCTAATGAAAACGTAGTTCAAAATATTAATTCACAAATTAATGACAAAATTGATAATAAAACAAATTTATCAACTGAAACTTTTGTATCAAATATTATGTCACAAATAAAACGTGATGGATGTGGTGGTTCAGGAAGTACTGATACTAAAAATAATGTAAGTAATAATAATTTACAAGGAGGGTCAAATAAAATGATTTTTAATAGAAAAATAAGTTCATTTACTGATTCATCTATAGGTGGAGATAGTAGCCATTTATTTGATAATTACAGTAATTCTAAATCTTATTCAGCAGAGTATTCAGAGTTTGCTCGTGCAGTAAAAAATCAAAAAAATGAATTACATCAACAAACTATTGATGAAATTGCTAAAGTAATGAAATTAGATGATATGGTTCTTGCTAGAACATACAAAGCTTTACTTTATAAAAAAATTCAAGAAGAAAATCCAACATTAACTCCTTTAGATAGAGCACAAAAAATGAAAGATTCTGTCAAAAAATCAGTTATAGCTAAATTAATTAAAGATAAAAAAGATCAAATAGATGAAATATATAAACATATAACAAAAAAAGATACTGAAAGATCAGAAAGTTTATCATCATCAGATAGTGAAAAAAAAACTAAAAAATCTAAAAAATCTAAAAAATCGAAAAAATCGAAAAAATCGAAAGATACAACAGATAGCTCGGATGACATAAATACTTCGGATATTGAAGAATTAGATCTTTCTGAGACATCATTCAGTGAACAAAGTGATTAATTTAATTTATATTTTATAATTTTTAATTTATTATAAAATATATTATTATAATGAATAAAATTGCATTATTATTCTTAACTATAGATAATCATAATCAACCTAAAATATGGAATAAATTTTTATCTAATAATAAATATTTTAATATTTATTGTCATCCAAAATATCCAAAAAATGTAACTGATAATTTTTTAAAAAATAATATAATTTCTAAAATATCAAATACTTCTTGGGGACATTTTGTTATTGCATATTATAATTTATTAAAAGAAGCTATTAAAGATAAAAATAATATTAAATTTGTATTTATAAGTGAATCTTGTATACCAATTAAACCTCCAAAAGATATTTATAAAGAATTATTAAAAAATAATAATTCATTTTATATTAAAAAAAAAATAGATAATTTTGCATACACAAAAAGGTATAAACCATACAAAAATAAATTACATAAATTTAATATAAATTCAACTAATTTTATTAAACATTCAGGTTGGTTTTGTTTAAATAGAAATGATACTAAAATATTAATTGAAAACAAAGAAAAAATTAAATTATTTAATTATATTGAAGCCGGTGATGAACATTTACTGTCTATTTTAAATTCTTACAATATTAAACTTGAACAGAAATTAATAACATTTACTTTATGGAATAATAAAAAATATGAAGAATATAAAAAAGAAAGACAAAATCTTTGGAAAATATATGATTCAATAGATAATTCTTTAGAAAAAAATAAAATGATTAAAATTATAAAAAAACATAAAGAAAAGTTTATTTATAATATTTCACATCCTAAAACATTTTCTAGTATTACTAAATTAGATATTGAAAAATGGTATAAAAATAAAGCACTTTTTGTTAGAAAAATTTCAAGAGATGCTAATCCAGAGGTAATTCTGAGAATTATATAATTATTCAAACTTTTTTAATAAATTAATATCATTTGTATAAATTATTAATCCATAATTATTATGTGTTGTCCAAACTGTTTTAATTGATATATTTATATTTGCATAATAATTAGATATATTTGTATTTTGTTCTAATTCACCTAATATACCGTCCATTTTTATGCTATAATTATAATCTAAATATGTTCTTAAAACAATAACATTTGTTCCAAATTTTTCATCTATTTTTTTTATAGGATTATCGAATTCTTTATTTGATAAATTATATATATTACTTTTTAAATTATCATTTTTTAATTCTTTTATTTTATTTACAATATTAATTAAATCTATTTTAGTATTATAATTATCATTATCTATAGAGTCATCCATATTTATGAATAAATTTAATATTTTTTTTTTATTATAATCTTCTATTCCAAATTTTAAAAATACATTATTTAAATTTAAATTTATAATTTGATTATTATTAAAAATTAAAAAATTATTTTTATTTGAAGTTTTTTTTAAATTAATATTATATTTATCATTGCTTTTAGTCAATTCCATTTTTTATAATAAGTTAATATATATTATTTTTTTATATAATGTAATTATATGATAGGTCCAATTACTGATAAGATTTTAACAAATTTATCATCTGAAATTAAAAAAGATAAAAATAAAGAAATAATAACAATTAATCTTATTGATCCGTTAATTTGTAATATTAAAGAAAAAATATATCCATACATTTTTTTATTTTTTATTTTACAAATTATTATAATACTTTTACTTGTTATTATAGTTTTTAAAAATAATAAAACATATATTAATAAACAAGAGAGTGATAAATAATTTATTTTTTTTGGAACAAAAAATATGTATTAATAATATAATGAATATCTTAATTGATTTAATATTTATATTTATTTATATAGTCGGATTAATCATATTTAATATTATTAATTTTGATGATAATGAATTCATTTTTCAAAAAATAATATTATTTTTATCAATTTCTCTTTTTATGACACTTTTGGAATTTATAAAAAAAACTAAAACTTACTATTCAAAAGGTATAAAACAAATAATTTATGATTCATTTAAAATTGGATTATTTTCAATTATTGGTTTATCTATTTATAATGATTTAATATTAATGAAGAAATTTGAATATAATAATTCTAAAAGTTTTTTTCATAACAACTTTATAATTATTCCTTCTATTATAACAATTACTTTAATTGGAATAAATTTTATATCTTATATAATAAAACCTAATGAAATTTTATAAATTAATTTTTTTAGTTATAAAAAGAATTTTTTTTAAATTTCTTTTTATATATTATATTTATTATGAATGAAAAAATAATGGATACATATAATGTTTTAAAATATGTAGCATTTGGAATAATAACATATTTTATAATAAATTTTTTAAGAAATAGTAATTCAAATCAAGAAAATAAAAATGATATAATAATTCTAATTATTATTGTTTTTGTAATTTATCTTATTATTGAAAATTTTAATTCTTACATGAATGATAAGCCAAATATATTTAATTGCCAAAAAGAAAATTTTAGTTCTAGTTTTAATGAATTAACAGGTGCAATCAAAAAAGTAGAAGATGCAATGGAAATAGGAAAAGAACAAGTAGAAGATGCAATGGGAAAAGTAGAAGAACAAGTAAAAGATGTAATAAACACTATAAAAATACCAAATATATCAGATTTTACTTTCCATTTTTCAGATTTAGATAATGATTTAGCTAAAATTAAAAATATATTTTATTATTTAGATAATATTGAATTATTAAAAAATATTTTAATACTATATATAAAATATTCATATAAAATATATTATGAAAATATTACAGAACGTAAAAATATTTTTAATTATATTAAATGTTTTATAAATAAATTAAAATGTAACTTAAAAAATAACACATATATAAATGACATTATACTATTAATTTTAGATATTAATATAAAACTTAATTTTAAAAAAAAAAACGAGAATGGTGAGATAATATTCATATCGGAAATTAACTCACGTTTAGGTTCAACTTATCAACAAGAAATATCTGATTATATCAAGTCTATTAACCCCTGTTGTGATGAAGAATCAAATTCATCTTTTTCTTTTATAACATCTGATTGTTCATGCTCAACGGATTCTACAACTGTAGCACCAGTAATAAGAAAAAGTAAAATAAAATCAGCAACTACAACAGCAGCATCAACAACTGCAGAACCAACAACTATAGCACCTATAGGTACTGTGGCACCTAAAACTAGATCACCAACAACTGTAGCACCAAAAGTAAGAGAAACTACTACTGCAGCACCAATAACTGCAGCGCCAACAACCAGAGAACCAACAGTAAGAGAAACTACTACTGCAGCACCAACAACTGCAGCACCAATAACTGCAGCGCCAACAACCAGAGAACCAACAGTA